CGGCATCTCCATCGACTGCGATCTGGAGAAGATCGGCAGCGACATCAACCGATCCACTAGATTCGGCTCTTGTTTCTCCGCTGTCACTTCCGCTGGCAACGGTGGCGGTTTCGGGCATTGAAACGGCGCAGTTTGGCGCTTTGGTAGGAAGCCGCAGCTTGAGAGCACCAGTGCTGAGATCAGCACGAAGCTGATTTTCTTTGAGCTTTGCAACATTGTTTGCCTTTCTTAATGTTTCACCGTAAGTTTGCGCTACCTTTGCCATTGCTTGCTCAGTCTCACGCGCTTTGGCGTTAAGTTCAGCAATCTCAAGCTGTTGGCGCTCATATTCGTTTTGTTCACCGCTGTAATACCCACTGCCAAAGGCACTCAGCACCGCCAAGACGATGCCAAGAATTACATAAGGGTTAAACAAGCTCATGGCTTTGGTGGCTCATCGTTGTCTATGGCTTCCGCTTTAGCAGTCGCATTGGCAATCGCTTTAACGCCAGAACGACCAGCTACACCGCCAAGCACACCAGTGATGAATACCATGATGGTAGAAATCTGTTGGGTGTATACACGGTCAATTGCCGCCATAGCACCATTCATAGGTTGAGTTACAAATGATACTGAGTAAAGAAACATACCCATAGAAGCCAACAGAATGGTCACCAAGACCACAATAACGAACGCCCATACTCTGACCTCAATTTCGTCAGCAGTGAGCCTATTGTTTTGTTTGAATCCAATGGTAGGCATTACTTTTTCTCCTTGTCAGGGGTTGTGAGCATTTCGGGACAAGTACCTGTGGCGGTACAAATTGGTGGCTTGCATTCAGCATTTTCCCAATTTTTAGGGTCTTGGCAAGGGTATCTAAATCTGTCTTCACAAGCAGACAATAGAACTAGGGCCATTAAGCAAACTATTTTCATTTCTCTTTATCCCTTTCTTTTTGTTCAATCTGTCTTCTGAGCTTTTCCACTTTTTCTACTTGCGATTTGGCTTCATTTTTAGTTTCAAGTATGTCAAGATAAAGAAACCCCATCAAAGGCAACAGTAAAGCAATCAGTACGCAAGCAGCGATCCAGCCGATCATTTCTTCCCCCACTGACTTACGAACAGGAGCCAAAGCCAAAGGTAGAGGAGGAATATAGAAGTCGCCACCACTGCCGCGAGTTTTGCTTGCAGGTTTCTTTCCTCTTCCCTGTGTTGCCATGCTACTTGCCTCTTCTTCGCCTCCTCTTTGAGTCTAGCTTTTTCCTGTTCCTCTGATATGACTTCGCGCATCTTGAAGACCTCTGAGTACAGTGCGCCCATCTCTGGCGGTGACTGATACACCATAGTCTCTCTGATTGTCACAACCAACCTATCCATCTCTTGCTGCGCCATTACGCGCTTGAGGGCTGACTCCATCAAGTTTTGATCTGGGTCATAGACAGTTTGACTTTTTTCTTCTTCCTCTCTGATGTGCGCGGCTAATTGTTCTTGTAACTTAAAAAATTCGGTTAAGTTTTTGACAATATCAATTTTGACTTGGGTTTCATCAACAGCAACATAAGCTGACTTCTTTTTTGCCAAAGGCTTTGCTGTGACGGTTGGCTTTGGTTTTGCGCCAAAGAACGAAAGCAATTGATTCCAAAAGCCGTGAACCTCTTTGCCAATGGCAATAACTTCATCAGCAGTGTTTTTGATTTCAACAAAAGATTCTTTGGCCTGCTTAAAAAGCTCACACCCTGCTTGGATGTTTTTGACCAGTCCAGCGGCAAGCAGACAGATGCTGATCGGATCAATTTCGCGTTCCTAGAGCTTTAAAACCAGCGTCATCAACATACCAATGATGGCGGCACATGACCCTATCAATATCTGCTCGATGCGCTTTAAACGTGCGTTTATGCTTTCGTAGCGCAGCTCACACACTGCCTCGTGCGTGTCTACCCGAGCTTCAATTGGTGTCATTGCATTGCTGCCTGTTGTAATGGAGTCAAATCTTCTGTTGTCCAAAAATCCTTGGCAAGCATGATGACCAAATGCTCTTTGTTGCGTGACACGCAATCTGCCCAATCAGTATCAGTCATATTTTCCGGCTGACCGCCATTGATAAGGTTTACGCTGTCCATAGCGGCAGAGTAGTGCTTGGCGATTTGTTCTGCTGTGATTTCAATGTCCATGTTCATGCCCCTTTAAGTGCGTCAATTTCAGCTTTGAGTTCTTTAATTGCGTTGACCAAGTACCAAGTCAGGTTATCTGTATTCACAGTCATTACTCCTGTTGATTCTGTCTTGACGCAATCTGGGGCAACCTGATGAAGTTCTTGAGCAATAACACCAAACTGAATTCCAGTTTTTGCAATGGCTTGGTTTTGTGGTACATCAGTAATTTCTTCTGGTAAACGGTACTCAAAGTTCCGCACTTGGATTTGGTTGATGATGTCCAAGCCAATGTTGTTGTCAACAATGTTTTTCTTTAAGCGTCTGTCGGAAACGACAGCCCATGTTGCTCCGTTGTTGCTTTGGTAACAGGGGCCGTTCCCAATAAAAACAGTGGCCGTTCCCTTTCCCGTCAAATTAAAACCAATTATGTGTTCATAATCCACAGAACTTGAAGAAGAAATAGTAGACGCACCAACATGAATATTTTGAGAGCCTGTTGTTAGTGCGGTTGCACCTGTATTACCAGAAGATATTCCCAATAAAACATTGTTTGAACCTGTGGTTATGCTTCCGCCAGCCCCCTTACCCACAACCGTATTGTTACTGCCAGTTGTATTATTAAGAAGAGCCACAACACCCATTGCTGTATTGCTGTTACCAGTTGTATTGGTTGCCATAGCTTGCGAACCAACACCAGTGTTATCACCAGAAGTAGTCGTAGCTCCTAAAGCCTGATACCCTATTGCTGTATTAGATGATGCTGTGGTATTGGCAAAGAGAGAATTTTGTCCTACTGCTACATTAAACCCACCAGTTGTGTTAAATGGTAATGATGCGTTTCCATAGGCGGTGTTTGAGTTACCTGTAGTATTTGACAACAAAGAACTTTGACCAAATGCAGAATTTCCACCGCCAGTTGTATTGGCGTTTAAAGCGTTTGAACCAAGAGCCGCATTTCCAGCCCCTGATGTATTAGCCGACAATGCACCAGAACCTACAGCCGTATTAGAAGCAACAGCACTACCACCTTTGCCTACTGTGAGGCCAGAAATAGATGCGTCATTTGCAGTTGTTAAGGTTGTGCCGTTAAACGTCAAATTAGCAGAGTCAGTTATCAATCCGCTTGTAGTGGCGTAAGCAACGCGACCAGAAGTTAAAGAACTCAAAGACAAACTTGCGCCTGCTACCGTTCCTGTTAAGGTCGGGGAAGCAGCAAGCACGTTGTTGCCTGTGCCTGTGTTAGTGACACTGACAAGTGCTTTAGACGCATCTGTGGCTACCGCGCTTGAAGCAGTCAAGCTAGAGTAAATGGGCGCAGCGCTGAATGTTGCAACGCCGGTAACGCCAAGAGTACCCGCTATATTGGTATTTGCGCCAACATAAAGATTCTTGACTATACCCACACCGCCAGCCGTAATAATTGACCCTGTGGTGGTGCTAGATGAGTCTGTGGTTAGGCTTGAGTTAATACCCGCCGCAAAAGGTATGCGAGCCGTTGTCGTGGTCTGACCGTCCTTTGTAATAGCCGTGGACAGACCTGTTGCCAAGTCCGCTGTAAGGGCGTTAAAGGCGGTCGAGGATATGACCGTGCCTGCGACTACTGGTTGCCCAGATGTGTTTATTTGGAATGTTCCGCTGCCGTTGTAACTCATTGTTGATCTCCGATAAGTGTGTAAGGAGAGGTTTGCGCTCCCAACAAAGCCGCAATTCGCGCTTGTTGATTATTCCTCACTTGTTCTGCAAAATTCTGCGCTCCAGCCGGTCTTTTTGCCAATAATGCCGCCATCATTTTTTGACCTCCCGCTGAATACATTACTGGACTAGCCGCCAATCCCGCTGCAATGCCAGGGTATCCCGACAAACCTGCGCCTCCAGATGCCAATATTGCAGCCATTGTTCGGTAAGGCGTTCCAGAATCAGGAACTTTACTGCCTAAAACAGTTTTGCCAGATTCAGACAAATCTTGCATTAAAGCCTTGCCTTCAGCAAATCTTGCCTTGTCTTTGCTTTTGTCCATAGCTCTAACTGCATTTTGCAATTGAGCTGGTGAAAAAACACCTTCTTCTGCCCCTACCTTACCAGCGGCATTTTGAACACGTTTAAAGTTAGCATATCCTGTATTAATTGCATTTAATTCTTTTGCATAGTTAGGGTTAGATCGAGTGACTAATTGCCTAAATTGATCTTGTGCTTCTTTTAATGCGCTAGCAATAACTCTTTCGTCATTTAGGGTAGATGCAGACAATTCATTAATTTTTACACGGAAATTTTCTTGTATACCCTTTAAAGTTTCACCAGTAATTGCGCCTTGACCTTGAAATTTGTTGGAGACATTGTCGTCAATCCATTTATTAAAAAAGTCTTTGGTTGTTTGATTCATTGCCCCAGAATCTACTGCTTGCTTTAAATTTGATAATTCTGTGCTAAATGTTTTATCTGCTTTTACTGTCATTTTTGGCAGTAATTTTTGATAAGCACTACCCAATGCATCATCTGCAAATTGCACTGCCTCGCGCCCTGTAACATCTTTTGGCAATTCTTTGCCAATTGGTTTTAAAGCCCGATTAAATGCCGCTTTGTTCAAATCTTCTACAGCTCTAAGTTGGGCGTTTTTAATAAAGTCTCCAACTAACGGCACACTAGATAAACCTTCCTCAAGCCGTTGAAACCCACCACCTAAGATTTGTCCTGTAGTTGGTGTAACGCCCTCATTCATTAATGTTTTGACTTCTGGTGCAACCTTTGGGCTAATCATTGAGGCAATGGGTTTTGTAACCGCATTCAATGGATTTGTGTATTCAGCCGCCGTTCTTAATGTTGGTGCAGCTTTTGACAGCATAGGCGTTTTTGATGCCAAGCCAGCGCCACCAGTAAACAACAACGATAGATCAGCCGCAGCGCCCACAGGGTCTGTTGCAAGTGTGCCTTTTAATTGTTCTTCACCACCATATCGTTGACCGACAAATTCTTTGCCCGCCTGTAATGCAGCTTTACCCCTTTGTTGCACATTTTGCTCTGCTTCACGCAAAGCAGGAATTTGAAACAAAGGATCACCCATCAATTTTTGTGTACCACCTACTATTAGTTCGCCCGCGCCTCTTACGGCTTGAATGGGGTCTGTAACTACGTCATAAAGATTGGTTGCTAATGCAGCGGCGCTTTGAGGAATATTAGTGAACGCTTCGCCAGCAACATCTTTCCAAGACCGCTTTTTAGGCGCAAATGGATCAAACTCAACCGCTTTTGGTTGAGGCGCAAATGGGTCAAAATCAACAGGTTTTCCAGCCATCTCAATCTCCCCACTGTAAGTATTTGCCTTTTCTTGCTGGATCAGGCGAGTACCATTTGCCATCTGGCGCTTGCTTGGCTTCAGGCGGTGCACCTGTTGGCGGGTTGTTGCCTGCTTTGGTTTCTGGTACAAGTTTGGCGGCTCGACCGGCTTGTAGTCTTACTGCTTCGATTGCAGTTTTTAACCGGCTTTCTTTGTCTTTTATAGTTGGTGCATCATCACCAATTTGCGGAAAAAGAAATTCTTTAAATTCTTTAAATTGAATTGGTGTATATGTAGCGCCAGTAGAAGCTGTCAAAAACGCATCCACAATATCTTTTTGTGCCGTTTCTATTTGTTGGCGAGGCGTTGACCTTATCAAGTTAGCAGCAGGCTCACTAAAACCTTGCACAAGACTTGACAAATATTCTGGTTTTGCAGCATCAGGATATTTTGTTAAAACGTCTTGCAATTGTTTTGTGGAAGATTGCATTCTTGTCAGTAAGGTACTAGCTTTGCGCTCTCCCTCAGTTATTGACCCCATTGGGTTTGCTTCTTTGCGTTGTTCTTCTTCTCTTTTTAAAGCCTCTGCTGCCAATCGGTTTTTTTGCGCTAGATTAAAAGCCGCCTGATCTTTAGGCGACATTTGACCAACAGGTGAAACAGGCAAAACATTTGCTGGCGCAGTAGACGGATCTGCTTGAACAGGCATTGCGGCAGGTGGCGTTAATGCGTTAACCAAAGCAGGATTAATTTTTGCCTTAGATTTTGCAGGTTGAGGCGCTACCTCAGTTGTTCCATAAAGATCGTCAAATAATCCCATCATTGCACCTTGTAGCCTTTCGCTATTGCATCTTGTGTAACCTGCTCAATTGTCTTTCCGGATTTTTTTGCGGCATCTGCAATTTCAGCTCGGGTAGTGGTTTTTTGAGTAGGCTTGACCAAAGGATTGGGTGCGGCAGTCAAACCAGCAGGCTCATTAAATGGAATGCCCTCATAGCCAAGTTTGGCTCGGGTTTCTGCCACTCTCAACATATAGTTGGAAACATCTTGTGGGGTAACCTGACCAGCGGCTTTATTCAATTGTGAGCCAACCAAGTTAAGCAATTGCGGGTCATTCATAATTGCAGGCGGCAAATACTTAGACATGATTAAGTCAGACGCAAAACCTTTGAATTGATCAGGTATTGCACCCATTGTCAAAAGCACATTTTCTGGAATGTACTTAGTTACAGGCATTCCATTTGCATCAATGGTTTTGACCTCACGAACAGGCGAATCTTTTGGCGCAGTAAATACAGGTTTGTTGCCTTGCAAAACAGTGCCGCCAGGCGCAACAACTCTAAATTCTTGCGCTTGTTCTGCGGCTTTTTGTGCCGCCGCTTGTTGCTGTGCTTGCTGTTGCAACAAATATTGCGCCAATGCTGTTTTTCCTGCGCTAGTCTTGATGTAACGCTGTGCGTTCTCAGGGCTTAGTAAATCAGGCGACAACAATGGAACTTGTCGGCTTGGCGCTCTTACCTCAGCCACAGCAGGCTCAATCATTTTTTCTTCTGACATCACAGGCAAATTTTGAATTCTTTGCTTGTCTTCTGGACGCATTAAATTTAGGCCAATTGCAGCTCTAGCGGCATTTGTTGGGTCAGGAAAAGTTAAATCAGTTAAGGCTTGTACCTGATCCACATTTTCTTGAATAGGCATAGGAGGTTGCATGACAGCTTCTTTGGCGGGCGTAATTACATCGCCTTGTATGGTGTCAGTCTTACCAGCATTGCGTAAAAGAAAGCCTATGTCAGACATATAGTCGGTTTCATATTGTTTCTTTTCTTCCTCGGCTCTTTCAAGATTTTTGCCAGCAATATAGCCTTGCAATAGCTTTGCCAAACCTTGGTATGGGCTAACCTTTGCGCCTGGCACGGTAGGCATCTCAATGGGCAAAATCGCTTGCTGTTGCATTGCCTCTGCCATCTTGCGGCGGCGGTCAAGCGATTCTTGTTCGGCGGTTAAAGGGCTTAAATTAATTGCTGCCATCAAAGTCTCCCATAATCAACCATCAAATATCCGCTTGGGTGCTCTTGCACCGCATCTGGCATAACTTCCATCAGCTCTTGAGCCATCACACCAATCTGGCGACCGCCAAATATGTCGTATTCGTAAATTCCAATGCCAATGGGGTGAGTACCAAGCCTGACAATGTTTGATTTCAATCTGCGGTCAGAAAACGTGCCTTTAGGCGCACCCAAAGCCGCGCCACCCAACGAATACAGCCCTGCGGTTGCTGCATTGGCTTGGGAAACATCTTGGGCATACTTGGTCATGTCGTACTGCCCTTGGGCTTGTGTACCCGCAAATATTGGTGCGGCTTGCACCGTAGCACCAGAATAAGCACCAAACTGCGGATTCTGAATCTGCGAGCCAGACATCAATGCCGTGATTTCATTCAATGGCAATTGACGTAATTGAATGGCTTCAGCCAATGCTTGTTGTTGAGCAGTATTGCCAAACTTGCCCGCTTCCAACGCTTGACCAAACCCTTGTTGATTTGCGCCAATATCAAGGTTAAGACCTTGTAAAACCGCTTGGGTTCTAGCATCTGTCTCTTGCTGACCAAGTAGGTTAATTGCGTTGTTGTACGCTTCTGAGCCTGGTCGTAATCCTTGATTGATCAATTGCGTTTCTGTACTTGTGCGTTGTCTTGCCAAAGACGGCTCTAAGCGCGACATGATGGCCTCTTGGCCTGTCATGCCAGCATTGACCGGCATCTTTGCCACATTGCTTAAATCTAATGAGGTTTGAACATCAGGGCCACCAAAACTGAACGGCTTATCAAGCACACCAGAGGCTGTATTCGCGCCCTTAGCGCCAAGGTTAGCCAATGACAATTCAACGCCTTGCTGAGCCTCTAAAGTCTTTTGTGCGGTAGGTGTAAGGGTTTGGCGAATAGTAGGAATATCGCCGTCATAACTTACTAACTGAGTACCGTAAGGCGTGTAAGTATTGGGATTGGATAACCGAGCCGTAGCCCTTGCAGACTCTAAATTAGCCGCGCCTTGCTCAATCGCCGCGCCCCTGTAATCAGGTGCTGGTGGCGGTGCTGGTGCTTTTTTTCCCATATCGTTCCCCCAAATATTTGCAATCTTTCTTTGCCAATGTGTACAGGATCAAATCCCCATCAGCCATGCCGTCTTTGATTCGGGCTTCCTCTGTGAAACCCATTTTTTCTACCAAAGTGACACTTTTTGAATTTGTTGCATCTACTGGAACGATAATTTTTTTGACATCGCAAACCACAAAAGGATAGTCAAAAATCACCGCCAAGTACTTCGGTGTCAACCGACCAGAAATGGCAATATGGCAAGTGATTGATCGCCTATTCCAATTCTCGTAAATCACACCGGCAACAAACTCGCCGTTTTTTTTCAATCCGATAGACCGGCTTCTTGCTTCGTGATAACCACCCTCAATCTTTTCAGCAGTCCAATGACCAGCCGAATGATCGGAAGTTATCTCAAAGCACACCACCAGCCTCGAATACCAAGTCGGTTGCGACCCACTGCAATTGTATGCCTTGCGTTGCTGTTTTCAACAACGGCGCAAAGGTATAACCAATATTTGTTGCACCTTGCCAGTTGGCAATTGGCACTAAACCTGACCCCCAAATGGCAGAATCCCACAAACCTGTGTCCCAGACACCATAATTGCTTATGGAAAAGTTAAGCTGTGCGGCCTCATCTGCAAGGTTGTAATCCACATTAACGTCACCAAAAACTGATGGCGTTCCATCGCTTTGGATGTGGTAACGAATCATCTTGCATTGCTTTTGTAAGGCTGTCCCATAGGTTTGGAATGATTGCAGGGCAAAGCCATCAATATCAGCGTTGTCATCTGATGCGCCATTCCAAGCCGCAGCCACATAGCCATTGCCGCCAAAATAAGGGTTATCGTTAAACAGTTCCCAACAAGTTGCCGCCCAGCCGGTAAAGTTGCACCAGCTCTTAGTAATGTTGTTCATTACATACTGCTGCTCACCGCCAGCGCTTATCGGCACATTCATAATTAATTGATTTTGTTTTGGGTAATACAGCAAGCTCCACCCAAAATTATCACCATACAAACTTACCGCTTGGCTGACCGCATACTGGATTTTGTTGGTGATTGATACCCTTGGATCAAGCCTTGAGCTTTGCAATGCACCCGACATGGGAACAATGCCATCTTGCGTAATGATCAGCAAGTCACCGCCAAACTTTGTGTAACAGCGCCTACCAATTGGTGCGCCCAACTTCCACAAACCCACCATTGATATGCCTGTTGGCGTGGTAGGGTCGGTCAGTCGCCAAAGGATCAATTCGCCCTTGTTAGTGATAAACGCCAAATTGTCGTCCACACCATAGCCAGCGTCCAACGTCCATGTCATGCCTGCCATGATGTAGCCGCCCAATTGGACTAGGGTGGTCATATCCAGCGCCACAGCCGCCCCGCCGATTGCATTTATTGGCAGATACCAAACTTTGAGACTGCCATTTTCAATCAACCAAATGCGGTTTTTAAACAGCAAAATATTGGAACAATTAGCCGTATTTACGCCAGTAATGTCATACGGTGAGCCGTCTCCATCTTCATGCCAATTTGTGCCATCAAAGATTTGGAGCTTATCTGCGCCATTGACCGCCATCAAATATGAGCCGCCGGCGGTAGTTATGTTGGTGTACTGGAATTTTGAATTGCTTAATCCACTGACAGCCGCTGCGCCAATTGCGCCAGGATTAGTAGCATCGTAAATTTTGCCATCCGACACCGCAAACAATTTATTTGCTGTGCCAGACGAATAAGGCATCAAAGATTCAACAGTGCTCGGGAATCCTGTGGCGTGTTTGGTGTAACCGTTTCGCAGAATAACCGAGTTAGTGCCAGGCCAAAAGTTTTGCAACGTAACCGCATCCAAAGGATCCATTGCCCCCAACGCATCGCGGGCGTTCCAGCCCCCAATTGGCGCGGCAACCGTAACCGTTTGTGAGGCTTGTTGGCGCGGAGCTTTGGCAAATGAATTCAGCATTTATTTCTTTTTTTCTGGCTTGGCAGTCTTAGCAGCTTCTTTAAACGCCTTGGCAGTCGGTGCGCCCTCAGTGCCAGGTTTTCTCATTGTTTCGCCCGACCCTGCGGCAATTCTTGCCCTTTTGTCTTGAATATTTTTGTAAAGTCCATCGAGTTTCATGTCATTTCCTTAAACACTAGGCCAATTGCCATCTTGCACACTCCACGGCCCGACTAGTTGATTCATTCCCACTGGTGCAAGCGACATGGCAGAAACTGGTTGATCTTGGGCTTTGCAATAAGCCAATGCCCGCATGAACTCGCCCAACTCAATGGCATAGTCCAACTTTTTGGCTTTCAAGAAATAAAACTTCAATCCCGCCAACATTAGGTCATCAGGGAAAATACTGGTGTCGGTGTCCAATGTATATGCTGATTTTGACCCTTGATCTGATCCTGCCGCACACACCCAATAGTTCGACACATACTCAAAAGAAAAGTTGTAAACCGTTGTCAAGGCTTGGAAAATTCTGAATTTGTTGTTGTAGATTCGATAGCGCTCGCGTGGGCCAATCGAGATAATGCCGCCTTGCAAGAACTGCCAATCTTGTGATGACTTTGGCCCGAGGTTGCGCCAATGGTCTGTTCTGTCCCAATTGGTGTCGGAAATCATGCGGTCGTAGCCATCAGGCAAGTCGTAATCTTGTTTGGCAAACGTCATTGAAACCGATGACGTGGAAGTAGCCACCGGCGCATTCAGCGTGACTTGCGTAGAGCTGTCAATCGTCAAAATCTCCGCATACGGCGTTTGGCCTGTGCCTGTAACCACATTCCCCACTTGCAAAGCCGCTGTGCTTGGAATGTTGGTGATTACTCTTGAGTTTGCCGTGATGTTTCCTGTGGTGCTTACCGCATTTTGGGTTTGCCAAATGTAGGCTTGCACCAATCGTTGCCACTCGTAATCCCTGACCAAATCTTTGCCCAACCGTTGAGCCAAGGCCAATAGCTGAATGGTTTGATTGTTTGATGAGCCAATTACTGCCGCTGGCTGAGTCAAGCCCAGCTCTCCCGATACTTGGTCAACCAGTTGCAGTAATGTGTAGCTCATATCATTCCTCTACGGTTTCTTTTTTGGGTCTGCCTGCTTTTTTGTTGGTCAGATCGTTGATCATCTCACGCAATTGAGCAATTTCAGCAGCTTGAGTCTGCATAACTTTTTCAGTCTCAGCCCTTACGTTGTCCATCAGTTTGGAATCTTTAGCCGCCAAAATGAACGTGCGAGCCTTGTCGCGCAAGTCATTAAAGCCCATAATCTTGTTGCCCACTGAGTCGGGAAGCTGTGCAAACTGGTCAATCGTGAAAATGTGCAATGCGTTGAATTCAGCTTTTTGGGTGTCGCTAAGAATAGACCATGCTTCCAAAGGTGTGCCAGAAACGCGGTTTTCTTTCTTTTGTTCAAACCTTGCCCACTCAATTGGGTGATCATCTACATCGGTCGGGCGCATGGGGCGGTCAACAACCAAGGTGGAATCGCCTGGCACTAGCTTTTTCAAAAACACCTTTTCATCAAAGATCGGGCGGTTTTCTTGCGCCGTCTTAAATGAGTTTTGCACTTGCTTGGTATAGAAAAACACCGCCATCTTGCCTCGGTTGTCTTCCATCCAACTCTCGTTTGTCCAGCCTGCCACTTCGTTTTTCATGCTAATTCCTTGAGTTTGAAAGCAGTTTCCTGCATTAGTCCATCACCGTAAAACACCACTTCAG